GATAGCGTCCGAGCGTGCGAATCCGCGTAAACTTCGCGCCTTCCAAACCATCAGGCAGTGTCAACAGCAATGCTGTGATCGTGCTAAGGATGTTGCTAATGCGAATTTTTGGCCGTGGCAGTTGGCCATTGCCGCTGTATTCAAAACCGTCAGCCTCCACTGGGAAGCGCAAATAATTATTGCCGTTCCATATGATCTCGCCGTCGTTGTTCAAGCTGGTGCCAGCGTGGAAGCGGTAGATGTCGCTGGTGCCGTGCTGAGCGGTGTTCAGCTCAAGCTCAAACAGCTCAATGACCGCGCCGGGGGCTATTTCCTGTAAAGCTGAGACGGGAATGGTCATGGCTCAAATACCCTCCGCAACGTCATCTGAAGATCATTATTATTGTGATTATTATACGTTGTGCTCCATTCGGCGCAAACGTATTTGCCGTCCGCGGCAGTCAATGGATCGGTCCAAGTGAATGCAGTGCTCCCGCGCGCCTGCCGCAAAAATGTGCGAATAGCGTCACGCTCTGTGTTGGTGCGATTGCGGAACTGCAAATTCCAAGTTTCAGTTTGAGCGTTAAGCCCAAATTTTAAGCGCTTTGTATACCCTTCACCGAATTGAAATGTCTGCGTATTTGATTGATAGTTTTGATCAGCAGTGAAATCAGGAATCCATGTGAATGTCGTCGCGGCGCCAGCGGGCGTAGCGATATTTGTCTGGCCTGGTTCGTAACGCAGCTCAAACTCTGCTTCAACTGTTCTGTAATCGCAAGACTCAAGCCGCGCATTCCAGTTGGCGCATATAAACTGCGCGGTTTCGCCGAAAGGCGTCGTCCACTCAAATGCCTCTAGCCCATCACGCGCTTTAAGAAACGCAATAATTCCAGCAATATCGGATGTGCTTCGATTGGTGAAGCTAAGGCTCCAAGTGTCGCGAAATGGATTGATGCCAAACGTAATGCGCTGCTCATAAGTACCAAGCCGCGTTTGACTGACGCGAGGCTGAGAGCTTTCGCTTGCTGGTCGATCAGGCGTGTAAGTAAAAGTAGCCATCAGGCAAGCAAGCCTCCAGGACGCTTCTGCTTGATCAACTCAGCTTGAACCGCAGCAGCAACAGCGCGACCAAGTTGCTGGCCGCGATTGTCGTCGCCTTGAACCTGAGTGCCCTGTGCATCCACGTTCACCGTCACGCTAGTTGTGCCACCCCCTGCAACACCCAGCTTGCCATCCCGCCCACGCTTCAGCGGAATGATCGCTTCAGGGCCAGCTTCACCCATCAGGCCAAAGCGACCGCTGCCGCCATCTGCGTAACGGAAGAGGGTCGGCTTGTTGACGATGCCGCCCATGGCGAAGGGTTGGATGCCGTTTTTGGCGAATGCCATGCCGTTGGCGGCAACAGCAGCGACTGGGATAGTGCCACCAGGCGTGGGGAAGAGCTTACCGATAGCTGAGATTGCCTGATTGATCACATAAATCTGAATCAATTGACGAGCAATATCTTGCAATACAGTTGCGGCAATTTGACGTAGGCTGTTCCCCCAGTTTTCAGTGCCATTGATCAAGAGGTCGAACGACTGAGCAAAACCCTGCTGCAGTGGGTTCAACACCGCATCCTTAAGTTGTTGCGCGTCTTGAATTGCTTTGTTGCGCTTTTCATTTTGAATTGCGAGCTGTTGATTCTGCTTGTTGAGCGTATCTAGATTTTGAAGCTCAAGATTGTATTGCTGCGTAACTGCGTCAACATTTGCGCCTTGATTGATAAGGGCTTGTGCCTGCACTTGCAGGCGACGTTTTTGAGTTTCATAAGACTGCTGCAGTGTTGTCAGTTCCCTTGCGATTGCCGGCTCATGGCCTTCGTTCAAGTATTTCACTTGCAATTCAATCTCACGGGTTTGATCCTGCAGCGTCTTGTAAGTATCCCGACTGGTTTGAGTAATTTCGGATAGAACTCCAAACTGCTCTTGCAGTTGGTTCTGGTTGATCTGCTGGATCTGCTGCTGAGCACCTTGCTGCCTGAGCTGAGACGTTGGTGCTGCACCTTGAATTGCTTGAGCAATCAATCCGAGCGGGCCGGGTGATGCGCTTGCAATGCTTCCATAATTTCTGGCAAGACGAGAAATATCGAATCCACGTCCAGGTAGCATTGCGCCTTCAAATTTGCTTTCGATTCCTGGTTCAATGCGAGGCGGCTCATTTAGTTGCATGAGTCTTCTTGTGTTTATCCCGTCAATATCCTGCGCTTCTTCTAGCCTTATCTCCTCAATGATGTCGCCTGTAATCGCTCTAATGGCCTTTTCGACGCTTGCCCTGCCGGTCCGTGGATTACCACCAGTTGGCATCTGATATGGCTCTACACCCTGCTTAAGCTGCTCTCGCACACCTTTTCTTAGAACATCTAATTGTGTTTCAGTTAAATAGTCACTCAAATCATTGATAATGCCATACATCCCTCCCATTTGATTCAATTTTCTGAAAGCGTCTCTAGCCACCACCTGGGCGACTCCTTCAAAGGTGGACAAGCTTGCGGCTGCCGGCGCGCTTCTTTTGTTTGTTCTCCAACGATTTTCTCTTTCTTTCCATTGCGCCTCCAGTGGATCCGACTGTCTAGCCCTCTCAACTGCTTGCGCTCTCTGTAATATCGTTTGCGTCCTCGCCGGATTCGGAGAGAGCATTTTATTTATTTCTCGTCGGCTATACGGATACACACTCCGCCTTGCTTCTTCAATCTTGCTATACAGCACAGTGAGAGGACGCCCTATCTGTCGCAGCATCTTTTGCAGGGGAAGTGGCTGCAACCCAGCAACATCTTCGTAACCACGCTCAGCCCCAAGTAGGCCAAGGAATTGCTCGCCAATGCCGCTGCGCGTAGGCAATGAGCCTTGACGGCCTTGAGTCTGCTGAGAAAGCTTCCGCAGGAGCTGTTCAAGATTTACATCAATTCGTTGAATTTGCTGCGGTACTTCTTCTGCTCCAAGATTGCCATAAACGGGTCGGCCACCAACGAATCCAGAAGGCTCTCCAATTGGCTGAAGGCCAAACTGAGTGCGCTGTTGATTAAGACTGCTCCGCTGCAACACCTGCGAAACAATCTGCGCCGCAAGCGTGATTCGCCTGGCCGCAGCACCACTGCCCTCTTCAATAATCTTTGCTGACGCTTTAGCAAAGTCGCGTTGAATTTCGCCAACGCGCTTTGCATACCCTTCGTTGGCATCAGCAATTTGTTTTGCAGTATTTTTTTGGAAGTCAGCGATTGTGCGTTGCTGCTGCAGCTCCTTATCTAAATAATCCTCTTGGATTCTGATCTTGTCTTCAGTCGCCTTTTCGCTAATCTCAGCGGCGCGACGCTCAGCTTCAATAACCTCAGGATCTTCTCCAGCCGCAAGACGGCGCAAGCGATCAATTTCACCAGCGCCATATTCCATTTCGCGACGAACGCGCTGAATATCGCGCTCAATATTGCGACGCTCATCACCAAGATCACGCTCCAAACGCAACGAGGCTTCAATCGCATCTTTTCTGATTTTTGCAATTTGCTCTTCTCGCTGGCGGCGTGCATCCGCAAGCGCCTGCTCACGCTGCTCAAGAGCTTGCAGGTACTGTTGACCAAGCTTCTCCTTCTCGGCGCGATCTTCTTCTTCTTGACGCTGCTTGCGTTCTTTATTTGTTTCTTTTTCAATTTGCCGAATCTTAACAAGAGCCTCTTCCAGAATTTTGGACTCTTTTGCTGCTTCTTTGATCTCTGGAATTAAATCAGCAATAAAACCAAGGCCAACACCCGCAGCTTGCGCCCGAAGCTCAGACTCACGCGCTCCAGCACGAAGCACTTCCTTTTCAAGCTCGGCAATGGACATTTGTCCACCAAGCACTCTTTCTTGGTAGTAGCCAGCGCCCGGTTGAATTGCCCTTAGCTCGATCAATTTATTGATTAAACGATCCAACCCGCGAATTGATCGTGCTGCAAAATCCTGGAAAGCCGCCCCGGTAGGACCAAGCGCATCACCAACATTCTTTTGCAGATTCTTAAGAGCGCGATCCAAACGGGCGCCAGCCTGTTCTGGTGAATCGGCAATAATTCGCGCAGTCCTGCCGTATTTCTGCAGGGCGTATTCGGTGAACCTAACGAATTGCGCAAGAGTGACCTCTCCGTTTTGCAGATCCTTGTCTAGCTGCTTAGTGGTTGTATCACTAGATTCTGCAAACAGTGAAAAAGCGCCGGCCAATCGTTCACCAATCTGGCCGCGAAGTTCTTCAGCGCTTACTTTGCCCTTGCTGAAAACTTGAGCGGCAGCAACTAAAGCACCATTCACATCTTGAATGCTGCCCCCAGTACCAAGCACTGCAGCGCTTAGACCTTTGAATGTATTTTCGGCGTCTTTAATAGTGCCACCAGAACCGATAACGGCAGCACTTAATTTTGTAAATTGCTGCGTGCTTTGCTGGATGGGAATATTGAATTGTTCGGATGCCGTATTGATCGCGTTTAAAGCAGCGCGGTAATCATCGAAGCTATAAACAACGCCCTGCAGCGCAAGCTGAAGTCTGCGGATTTCTGCCGCATATTCAGCCGCAGCTCCTGCTGCCTGCCTAATACCGCTAATTTGCGCACCAGCAGCAGCACCAGCAAAAGCGCCACCAACAGGACCGAGACCAGGAATGGCCAAGCCGGCAGCAAAGCCGCCAAGACCGCCGACAAAACCTTCAGGCCCGCCGAAGATACCGCCGGAGATAATGGCGCCAGCAGATTGAACAGCTTGACCGGTTGTTAGTCGACGGCGACGACGACGATCTCTTGCCTCAAGCTGTTTATCGAATGCCGCAAGCTCATCCTTAAAGCCTTTTTCGCGAATCTGGCCCTCAAGATCAAGCCCCTCAAGAAGTTTATCAATATGAATTTGATCGTATTTTGTTTGAATTTCGGCTCGGCGCACCCGTGCATCCTCGTAGATGCGATTTACGTCATCAAGCGAACGCTGGATTTGCTCTTGCGCTCTACGCCCTGCCTCAGGAAAAGGTTGCGGACCGATTGGTGTGGGGTATGCGCTTTCTTCAACGCGAATGCGACCAGGAGTCCGGGCTCCGGCCATGATCATGGCTCCGGTTACCGGATCGCGATATCCCCCAACGCCTGGAGCTAGCGGACCCTGCGTTCTGTAGTACTCTTGAATATCAGCAAGCTTGCCGGCTCGGCGCTCAACACCATCTTGCGCAATACCAAGCTTGCGGAAAGCTTCGGCGGTTCCCGTCAGTTCAGTCCGCAACTCACGCTGAATCTCCGCCATACGATTGGCGGTTTCAACGTAAAGATTGCTGCCACGGGTTGTATTAAGCAATCTTTCTGACAACTCACTCAACTCTTGGTTGAGACCTGCAGTCGTGTCAGGGAGATCGCCATACTGCTGCCGAATGCGTTCAAAACTCAAAAACCCTGGGTCATTGAAAGCCGCAGCGCCCACACGAACAGTTTCACGCCCAGCTCTGATTGACTCTGCGTATTGCAATCCACGCTGCTGTGCAAGAGCACGATTGAGACGCTCCTGCGCAGCAGCTCGCTTCTCTTGATTGCTCGCTAATTCGCGTTCTTTTTTGCTAAGCAAATCAACACTATCGACTATCCCTTGCTGTTCTCTAATCAGCTCTCCAATGTCGTTAATTTGCTTGCGCAAGCCAGCCGAAGTAGAAGCAAGCGCCTGCCCCAGTACGCGACCAAAAGCACGACCAGTCTTTTGAGTTTGCTGCTCAGCTTCCTGCAACCTGCCGGTTAATGCAGCGATGTCACGACCAAGCTCTTGAAATGTGCCACCAGTGATCGTGGCTTCATTACGCAGTCGAGATAAATCAGTTATGTATTCGCGTAAGGACTTTTGAGATTGATTAGTTCCAGACGCAACCGAAAGAATGCTTTGGCGTAAAACCTGAATTTCACCATCCGTCTTACGCGAAGCCTGCCGGAAGCGCTCAATATCACCAGCAAGCTCAGCCCAAGCAGCAGAGCCACGCTCGGTTTGCGATTGAAGGCCGCGAAGAGCCTCAATCTGCCCTTTGATCAGCTGTTCTGTGTTTTTTCCTTCTTTACCAAATGCAATAATGCTTTCGCGCGCGCGCTCAATCGTTGCGGCGCTTGGACCTAAAGCCTTCTCAAGTTCGCGAAATGAACTCTTTAGCTTGTCAAGACCCTCAGCACCCTGAATGCCAAGCTTGACCAGAATTTCGCTTACCTGCTTAGCCATCCTTGTCCTTGGCCAATTCGCTTAACGCTGCAGCCTCCATTATCTGAAGACCTTCCAGCATCTCGCGGCGATTCTCCACATTGTAAAGGTCAAACAACCCGCCAGCACACAGCATCACGTCATATCGCAATCCCATATACCCAGCCATCGTGGTCGTCCATTGCGTTTGCATACGCAAGAACATCATCACGATCTCCCAGTTTTCATCCCACACCTCAAAATCAGCCGACTCTTCTTTCGGCTGCTCAGGGAGGACGATGCCGAATGCAGCAGCGTCCTCGCCTGTTTTGTCTTCTACCCTTTTGCCGCCGCCTGACCAGTAGACAGCAGCATCCTTCAGTTTCCCTGGCGCGCACCCTCGAAGGTTTCGGTGTAAGCCTTCAACACACCACGAATCCAATACGGATCGTCCGACAGCTCACGCATGGCTTCAATCGAGAACGGCAGCTCCTTGCCATCCTCATCTTGAATGCCTTCCCAGCCGACCATGATCACCTTCAGCAGGTCCAGTTCGCCCTTCTCGCCAAGCTTCTGAAACTCCTTCCGGCCAACGCGCTTAAATTTCGCGTCAAACGTCACCGTGTCAAAAGTGCCGCCATCACTGGGCTCTTCAATGCTGACCGGCCAAGAGAAGACCTTAACTTTTTTACGGACAAATGCCATGCGTAATGAACGCGATACTGCAACAGCATACACCCGACAAAAAAGGGCCGCATTAGCGGCCCCTTGGTTCTCCGTCCGAATCCAGATCAAGTGTAGACCAAGCTGAACTCATCGTTGCCTGCAGTGCTGGGCACACAGGTGTAGGGGATGTTCAGCATGTGGATGCCGTCTTGATCGCTGTAGCTCACATCGCCAATATCGACTCGGGTGGAGGCGAAATCGATGATGTTGCCAGCGGTCTGGCCGTGCTGGAACAGCAGGTTGCCAAGACTACCGTCGCTGAGAGCAGCAGTGAAGTAGTTCTTGGTCGCCATGGTCACAGCTTCCAAGGTCACGCTGCCGGTGCTAGCACGATCGGTCAACAGGACCTCTTTGGTGCAGCCAACCAGCTCGCGATAGACAAGCGTGTTGCCCACATCAAACGACACCGACTGCAGACATCCGGCATACGACAACAGCTCAAAGCCAGTGGTATTGCCAGCCTTGAACACAGCAGGCGTTGCTTGATCGCCGTAGGTGACCGAGGGCAGTGCCGTATCGGTCGGGGTGTTGTAGATGCCGGTGAAGGTGAAATCAATTGTGGGGATTTCGCCGACAGCACCGTTGATGGTGAACGTACCGCGAGCGCCGGTCACCTTGTGCAGCACACCATCAATGTTGTAGTAGATGGTGCAGCTGCCAAAGCTTGCGCTGACGGGCGCATAGGTCACGCTAGTGGTAGCCACGATGGTTTCGCTCATGCCGCAGGCAAGCAGAGCTTTGCCATAACGAGGAGCGGTACCAGCAGTACCGGAACCAGCAAGCTCAACGCTGAAAGTGCATTCAACGCGAGTGTTGGCCAGCAGCTGCTCAGATGCACCCAAATAAGGGCGCACAAGGTCACGGCTTACAACGTCACTCTGCAGCGGAGTGATGTTCAGATCGCGAACCAGAACGGCGTCGGCGCCGGTCGGAGTCGGATCCGTCCCGTAGGTCGATTCCGACTCCAGCAGAATCAG